ATAACTATGTACAGGCTACAGGAGAGATCTATCTTACTGAGCCTGATCTTGAGAGTTTCTTACATCAGTTCAGACACCACTTACAGAACATAGAGAGAAAGTATGAGAGGCGTGGGCTGACCGCTGAGGGAGCCGGGAGAGAATACTGGAGAGTACCATATCAGGACTGTATATACAGAATGTATGGAGAGGATGATAGTAGGGCGTGGGCTCGTTTTGTGATTGATACGGCGGTAAATAAGTAGTATAATGAGGAATATATTGAGGGATATACAGGAGGTATAATTTATGAGTAAGAAAATTTTAGCTGTAGTGTTATCAGTAGCGTTAAGTGTGCCTTTTGGTACTACAGTAATGGCTCAGGAAGATAACTCAAAAAGAATTGCAGAGATTGAGGCTCAGATTGCAGAATTACAGGCAGAGTTAAAGGAACTGAAAGGGGAAGAGGCTGAGAATGGGGTATTGTATCAGGATGATCTCTTAACTATTACCTATGATGGAATGAAAGAGAGCAATATGGGATACAAGGTTAATTTTGTGATAGAAAATACCTCAGATCAGAAACTCACAGTACAGGTTAGAGATACGTCCATTAACGGGATTATGATAGATCCTATGTGTTCTATAGAGGTTGCTCCGGGAAAGAAAGCTAAGGACGGTTTTACAGTCTTTGGGGAAGATGCTGAGGAAAATCCTATGGATGATGTAGAAAATATAGAGACAAAATTCCACATAATCAAGGGTGATGGATTTTCAGATTACATAGATACAGACAATATTGTAATTAAATAATAGTGAGAAATTTAGGAAGATCTTTAGAGATCTTCCTTTTTTTTTGTCTAAAAGTTGGGGAGATTCTGGTTACTACTCTATGAGAAAGGAGTTGAGGCAGTAAATGAGAGCTCATTTGAGTGATGGACATTTATACTCAGGAGACAAGGTAAGAAAGCTACAGGCTAAACACTATTTTCTGATAGATACGGGAGCCGGAGAAAAGGTTTTTCTAAACCTGTATGATGCTGAGTGTTATTGTATGGATCACCAGTTAAACCCTGATGAGGTTATTAAGTCAGGAGATCCTGAGACATGGCTCAGAGCGGTAAAGCTGGCACAGGTAAAAGCTATAACACTAAAAGAACAGGGTGAGAGACTGAAAAAGCTCATGGATGAGGCAGACCGGGAGATTGATAGGCTGGTAATTATTAGAGATAAACATGAGGAAACTCAGTTAAGAAACTTTGACAGAGAGTTTGATATTGAACAAGTGAGAAATGCAGTAGCTAAGAGATCCGGGCTGTATGCGGCTTATAAGGATACAATGGACAGACATTTTTACTTTAATCAGATTGTACTTTTAGCAAGAAAGCCGTGAGGAGGTGATAGGTATGAGCGTGAATGGTAGATTTAATAACACTGACTGTTTACCAGTAACCGGGAAAGACGGGAAAACTCAGTGGATTTTTAAGTTACAGGATCTCAGAGAGGTAGTCCCTGAGGATGTGTATGAGGCTATAGAGGGATTTACTGAGGCGGCAAAGGCTGAGGCTGTAGATGAGTTTCTGGAGAACTGGGAGAAAGAGGCAGAGGTAGCCGCTGATGGGTATTTATCACTCCTTAGAACTACCAGAGAGGATCTGGAGGAGGCTATCAGTAAAGGAGAGTCCGGGCTGGGTAAAAAGGAGATCCTGATTAAGTTAAAGCAGATCCGTCAAAATATAAATAATAACCTGTAGGAGGGTATGAGATGAGAGCAAGAGTGATTGTTACAAAGAAATGTAATCGGAAGTGTAAGGGATGCTGTAATGAGAGACTGGGCTTAATTGATAAGGTGAGCTTTGAGGATCTTTTCAAGTATGAGGAGATTTGTATTACTGGAGGAGAGCCTATGTTAATGTCTGAGCGTGTAGTGGAAATGATCCACAGATTACGTTTACAGGGATATACAGGTAAGATCTGGCTCTATACAGCAAGTAGCAGAAAGTTAAAAAGCTACTGGGCTTGTAAGATGCTGATTGATGCTGTGGACGGTATTACTTATACAATTCATCATGGAAAGATGGAGACAGTAAAGAGGGATCTTACTGATTTGAGACATTTAGATACATACTTGAAAGAGTCTGACAGATCCGGTAAATCAGACAGGTTATACATTGATAGCCGGGTATTTAATCAGGATTATGTAGACAGTCTGAGCTATGGCTGGGCGGCGGTTAAGTCTCTTAAGTGGAGTATGGATGATTGTCCATTACCTGAGGGAGAGGAGCTTGTATATTATGATCTGGAGGCTGAGGGATAATGAGTGTAAAGGAGTTAATGGATCTCATTGTAGCCGCCATAGGTGATTTACAGGGATTGTGTAAAAGTTACATAGGAGTTCCTTATACAGCTTGTACAGTGGAGGAATTTTCTCATAGATGTTTTCTTATTCTTGAGAGATATAATTTACATTTGAGAAAAGTGTTGGGGATAGAGTTGTATTTAGTTGTCGGGGCTAATTTTGATGATTTTAATACAATTAGTGTATATTTAAACTTGAGGAAATCAGTGGGAGCAGTAGTGGAGGTGAATAACAATGCGTTACCATAATATTACTAAGGACGATATGTTAAACGGGGACGGCTTGAGAGCCGTTCTCTGGTTAGCCGGATGTGAACATCATTGTAAAGGCTGTCAGAATCCTATTACATGGGATCCTAAGGGCGGTATAGAGTTTGATGAGGTGGCAAAGGCTGAGTTATTTGAGCTGTTAGAGAAAGATTACATCTCAGGTATAACATTCTCTGGAGGAGATCCTTTAGCTCCTTACAATGCTCCTGAGGTAGGAGAGCTCATTGAGGAGATAAAAGGGAAGTATCCGGGGAAAACAATATGGATTTATACAGGGTATATGTGGGAGGAAATCTTGTGGTTATATCCTGAGATCCTGAGAAAGATTGATGTACTGGTAGATGGTGAGTATGTGGAATACCTTAGAGATACCTCTCTGAGATGGGTTGGATCAGCGAACCAGAGAGTTATTGATGTACAGGAAAGTTTAAAGGGAGGTAAAGTGTTAGCATGGGGAGAGCTGAAAGACGTAGAGAGTT